GAGCCTCGCGGCCGATGATCCAGGCGTCAAGGCCTTCGCCGACGTTTGCAAGGCGCGCGGCATCGGCAAGGATCTCGCCTCGGCGATCATGTCGGATATGCTTGTCGCGATGAACGAGCATGCGGCCATCCCGATCGATCCAGAACAGGAAATGCGGTCGCTCGGCAAGGGCGGCCCGTCTCTTGTGGATGGTCTCTTTGTCTGGTGCGAAGGCCTAGAGGCGGCCGGCCAGCTTTCCGGCGAAGATCTCGACGTGATCGAGGGGCTTGCAGGGACGGCGAAGGGGATCCGCCTTCTTGCCAAGTTCCGCAACATGACAGGCGAACAGCCTATCCCGATCGATCCGGGCGGCGGCGTGCAGGGCATGAGCCTTGATCAGCTGGAAGCCAAGTTCAAGCAGGCCGTGAAAGATAACGACTATGCCGAACAGGAGCGGCTTGACGCGCTCCGGGCGAAGATCAATCCCGAAGGGCAAGCGCCGGGGATCTCGGGACGGCAGGGCGGCTATAGCATCTAGGCCTTGCGCTGCACCGCGAATGATGCAATCTTCCGCGTGTTCCTCCTGGGGCATGTCTTGTTCGATGGCTTGGCAGTCAAAGCCGCCCCTGTTAACGCGGGGGCGGTTTTCTTTTGGGAGAATGGAATGGCAAATCAGGTGATCGAGGCGCTCCGCCTCCTGAATGCGACGGCCTCGGCGAATGGCCTGGATCTCGAAAACATCAGCGGGAAAGCCGCTCACGTCGTCATCGACATCACGTCTATCACTGGCACCGCTCCGACCGCTACCTTCACAGTGCAGGGCAAGGATCCGGTGTCGGGCAAATATTACACCATCCTTGCTTCCACCGCGCTCGCGGCAACCGGAACGACGGTTCTCAAGATCGGCCCCAACTTCGCCGCCGCGGCGAACGTGGCCGCCAACGATATCTTGCCGCGCAAGTTCCGCGTGATCTGCACTGTCGGCGGCACGGTGACAGATCTCGATTGCACTGTCGGCGTCTCGCTGGTGGATTGACAAAGACGGAATTCGCGGCAATGTTGCGTTCATAACCGTGAGCGAAGAGGCCGGGGATAAGGCGGGGCTAAGGCTCCGAGATAATACCGGCAGGAAAAGCCCGGAAGGTTCCCGACAGGCCTTCCGGGCTTCTTCTTGACAAAATTCGCGGGCGCGATCATCTTCGCCACATTCGAGCGGACCTAACCGCGCTTCGCGGCCTCCAACTCTCGATGTTTCTGCGGCCCGGAACCCCGCACGATTAGACCTAATCCGGCAACGGACCTCTGATCCGCCCCACGCTTCCGCCTATACCGCGCTGAACCTCAAAAGTTATCAACGCGAAAATAGGTGGACGGAATGTCTCGCAACCTCACGCAAAACCAGATCGCCAGCTTCGACAGCCGCGTGAAAGCCGCATATGAGCTTGGTGGCCTGCTGCGCAACACGGTCGAAATCGCTGACAATGTCGTCGGCGCAACGCACCGCTTCAACAAGATGGGCAAGGGCCTTGCAACGCGCCGGATCGACCAGACCGACGTTGTGCCGATGAACATCACCCACGGCAACGCAACGGCGACGCTGGAAGACTGGAACGCGGCCGAATATACCGGCATCTTCAACCAGCAGAAGGTGAACTATAAGGAACAGGACAAGCTGGCGAAGATCATCGCCAACGCGATCGGTCGCCGCGAAGACCAGCTTATCCTGGACGCGCTCGATGCTGCCGCAACCACGCTGACCGTCTCGACCGATATTGGCGGCGTCGGCACTGACCTCAACACCGCGAAGATCCGCCGCGCCGCCAAGCTCCTGAATGCCAAGGGCGTTCCGCGCGGCAAGGGTGAACGCACGATGGTCGTTTCTGCGACCGGCCTGGAAAGCCTGCTCGGCGATCCCGAAGCAACCACGATCGACAAGAACCTTATCAAGGCTCTGTATGACGGCGAAATCTCGCACTGGGTCGGCTTCGAATTCATCATGATGGAAGATCGCGATGAAGGCGGCCTGCCGAAAGCCGGCAACGTTCGGACCTCGTTCGCCTATCACAAGGCGTCGGCCGGTCTGGCGGTCGGGATCAACATGCGCACCGAAGTTAACTACATCGCGCAGAAGACCTCCTGGCTCGCAAACGGCATCTTCTCG